ATCCTGGCTGATGAACACACTCCCAGGTAATCCCATCAGAGGATACACAAAGACTGCTCTCTTTTAGAAGTGCAAACTTCCCCCAATCAGGCATCCAGATGATATTTCTTGGGTTAGGGATATTGTTATTGGCAAGATCGCCTACCCAAGAAAGGTTGGTTTCTGTAATCTGCGTGGCATCATCATTCAATACACAGAGCTTTACATAGTAGGTATAGTTTCCCCCAACATTGGTGTAGTTGAACTTCATGACAAAGAGCTTATTATTTATAGAGCGAATGAACATATAACGGGTATCATTCACATCTTCAGGAATGGTGGTTCCCCAGCTTCCTGGACTTGATGTACTTGCTCTGGCGATGGACTTGTCACCACCAACCACGCCTACAAAATAACCTTTGTGCCTCGTCAAGTATTTAAAAATGGGGACTGAAGTTCCATCAGAGCCGACCAGGGTCCAGGCAGTTCTTTCTGTCAGAGAATCAAAGCTGTAGTAAACCGGTGACTTGTAGTACCACCAGCTGACCACCCCTGATCCCCTGTTCATATCATAAGCTCCACAGGTCATGGCATTTTGCGCTCCGGCGCAGTACCCTGCGTTATGCCAGGTGATGCCATCAAAAGAAGCAATGATATTAGCAAGCCCTACGATCTTTGCGATAAATACGCCATCGGCTGCATAAAGAATTTCAGGCTGACCGTGGCTCCACCAAGGAACACTGACCACAGTCCACTGCTTCGTTGTCTTATTCCAGTAAGACATGTAGGGTGTTTTGGCGTAATAAACTGCAATCTGTGCGTTTCCATTATCATAGACATTAATCTGTCTTTCACTTCCGTATTGTGTATAGCCAAAATTGTTATAGTATTTCTTACTCCAGCTTAAGGTAGGAATGGGAAGCACTATACTTCCTCTCCCACCAAAAGCTGTCCAGATGGCCAAGGTGTTATTATAATTTCGATCATAACTCATGGGGTCCCCTCCTTAAGCTTTCTCAATGGCTGTGATTCTTCCACTGGAGTCTGTTGTATAGGTGTAGTTCCCAGTGGATCCATCAGCGTAGGTGACTTCAAAGGCTGCGGCATCAATCATAAGTGAAGATACTTCTTTTAGAAGAAGCTCAGAGAAAATATCCTCCAAAGTAATGCTGGTGATCCTTCCACTGGAATCTGTGGTGAAGCTGTACTCAGCTTGATACTGGTGGGTATCACCCTTTTCCACTTCATAGGTTACATTGATGATGCTACCTACCACAGATAAAGTCTTTACGATGGTATAAGAAACCCCTAAGTCATAGACCTGGTTTTGAAGGTTATCTACGGAGCTGCCAACATTGGAAATGGAGTTTTCGATTCGATAGAAAGTATCAGAAATGCTTGGCCGATATCTTCCCACTTCAACCCGGATGTTGTACCGATAGAAGGGATTGTATTCCAAGGAAATGATTCTGGTCTTTACATTGATTCCCAATGGGTTAAAGACAATATGCACATTATCCCCCACTGCCAGATTCATCAGCTTGAAAAATGAAATGTCATAGGAAGATGCGTTTTCTCTGGAATCATGGGATACCGCCACATTGGTGACATTCTTTGAACCCATCACTGGGATATATTCAGTGGAACCTCTATGGCTACGAATATTGATGTTGTAACCGTCGTACTCAATCTCTCCACCCAAAATAGCAATGTACTGCATCAGTGCCGCTCTTCTTGATACATTCTGATTGATTTTCATGGTGACACTTTCTGTAAAGTCCACAATCCCAGCTGTAAAAGGTGTCCCTGATAGAAGCTGGGATAATCCATTGACAGGTTCTCCAGTAAAATCAAAGGCCGTAATGTGATACATCTCATGATTTAAATGATAAGAGACATGCTCACAAAGGACAGAACATATAGGAAGGCTACCTTGAAGGTTCTTAGAGACTTGAACGATCTCAAAGTACTGGCCATCAATTTTAGCAATCTGTTTCACCTTTAGTGCCAGGGCTGACTTTGCAAGGACTGAAAATGTAAGGGTATATTCTCCTTCCAGGGTTTCTCTTATATTGGCACTGATGACTTTCTTTATGGTTTGAATGAGTGTACTTCCTGCATAGACTTCAATCAAGGCAGCTCCTCCTTTCCCTTTTTATGATCCGGCAACGCCAAGGTTTCTTACCGTTACAGTATTTTGATTCCACTGAAGCTGGGCTATGACTCTGGTTAGGATATTGCCATCAATGGTTAGTGGAATGGTCACATCAAAGACCGCACCTTCTGAGCCACTTAAACTTCCTGTTACCTGAGAATTAAGGTCCAGATCAAAGTCTGTAGGAATGGCTCCCTGCATATCTTTCTCCACATCACTCATGGACTTTTCAAAGCCCTCTCCAATGCCCTCACCCATATTGGAACCGATGCCAGCAAAGACTCTGGAAGGTGAGCGAATCCCCAGAACTTTTTTGACACCCCCAACAATACCATTGACCATGTTTTTCACTTTCTCGCCAAGCCAACCAATCATCGACGCAATACCATCCCATAGCCCCCGCGCGATATTTCTCCCCACTTCTAGTATTGATGGAATACCACGGGCAAGGCCTGTAACGATAGACATAATTATCTGAGGAAGTTGAGCCACAATCTGTGGAATGGCACGAATAAGTCCCATACCCAATTGAATCGTCAGTTGCACACCCATCTCGATAAGTCTTGGTAGATTGCTGGTGATGAAGGTAATGATGCTATTAATAATCTGTGGCAGAGCCTCAATCAGAGTTGGCAGGGAGTTTAAAAGTCCCATAGCCAATCCACTGATAATCTGAAAAGCTGCATCCAGAACCAAATCCAGATTATTGATTAAGGTGGTGGCGATCAAAATCACTGCTTCCACAATGGATGGAATAAGCTCTGGCAGCGCATTTCCAAGACCTGTGGCCAAGGTGACAATCATGACAAGTGCCGCTTCCACCAAAGCCGGCAGATTGGTGATGATGCCATCTACTAAGGTTAGAATCAGTTGCAGTGCCCCTTCTGTGATCTGGGGCAAAGCTTCAATCAGGCCAGCAACAAGCGTCATAATGATATTGGTAGCCGCTTCGATAAGTGTCGGCAGGTTGTCTAGGATCCCATTTACTAGAGCAACAACTAAATCCGGAGCAACCTCAGCAACGGCTGAAATCAAACCTGTCACCACCTCAAGAATTTGAGGAAGGATGATCGCAATCTGCGCCACTGTTTCCTTGGCCCCTTCTTTAAGTTGTTCCGCTGCCCCTTCCTGGCCGGTTATAAGACCGGTTAGTCCGTCAAGGACCATGGTAAAGCCTGGAAGGAGCTGGGATGTGATGTTGTTTTTCACACCAGCAAAAGATCTGGTCAGGTTATCCATGGCATCGGTGTAGTTCACCGCTGCATCCACAGATTCATCACTCATGACTAGGCCTAATTCACTGGCTTTATTCTTTAGGTCTTCTGTACTTTCTGCAGTTTGGTTTAATAGAGCAGCCAGTTCCACAGAAGAGTTTCCGAGCAGATCGTTGGCGATGGCTGCTTTTTCACCTTCATCGGATATGCCCTGAAGACCCTTGACGGTCATTTCAAAGATCTCTTCTCGGGTCTTCCCTTGTAAGTCCTCCATGGAGATGCCAAGTCTCTGAAACTTGTCTGTCGCTGAGGTGCTGCCGTTAACAGCATCATCCACGGTGTTATTCAGCTTCTTCATCCCGTTTTCCAGAGAAGAGATACTGGCACCGTTTTGAGATAGGACATAATCCCACTCCTGGTAACCTTGCCTCGAAAGACCAATCCTTTGACTGGCCTTATCTATTTCATCCCCTGCTGCAGCTGCATCGTTGGCCATATCAAAGAGCTTTTTTCCCGCAGTGACAGCAGTGGTTCCAATGGCGGCCATGGCTACACCAATTCCAGCCGCCACCCCTTTAAGAACATAGCCTAGCTTTTCAAACTTACCGCCGGCATCATCTGTATCTTTTGCAGAATCTTTAATCTCATCTCCAAATTTGTCCGCTTCCGTACCCGCTTCATCAAAGCCGTCACTGGCCTCATCAAGGGCTTTATTATTCTCATCCAGCTCCCGCTCCATCTTGTTAAGGTCCGCATTGGCATTGTTTAGCTGAATCTGCCAGGCTTTTGTTCTCTTATCGTTCTCCCCAAAGGATTCAGCGGCGTTTTTCAAAGCAGACTCTAAGGTGGACACTTTATTCTTCTGGGCTTCAATTTCTTTATTCAGGACTTCATTTCTCGCAGTGACTGCCTGTATGGATTTATCCTGCTTATCAAACTGGGAAGTCACCAGCTTCATTTCAGAACCCAATACTTTGAAATCTCTGTTAATTTCCCTAAGACTGTTCTTGAACTCCTTCTCCCCTTCAACCCCAATCTTCAGTCCGAAGTTATCTGCCATGGATGCCTCACCTCCTTTATGGGCATGAAAAAAGACACCTTATTTCGGTGTCAGCGTAATTTAACTTTATTAATTGTCAATCTAACAATCAAACTGGTACATTTAAAGCCCATTCTGTTATATTCTCTTCTGTCATTTTAGTTCGTATATTTTCCTTACATACGCACAGTAATGACATTAGATCCATTCAGGAATGACCTCATCTATGAACAGTTCTCTCTTAGGTTTTGCAATGCCAATAAACTGCTTATGACATTCCCATAGATCCATCAAGTAGCCAATGGGCATCTGCCATACCTCTTCTTCTTTTCGCTTCAGATGGGCTGTGCCAAAGTAAATAAGTCGGGTAAAGAGTTCCTCATCACTTACCCGACCACCTCGTTTTTTGAGTCTTCACTCTCCACGTTCCGTTTGGTCCCCTTCATCATACTGGCCATAATGGCGTTTTTGTAATTTGCCAGCTCAAAAGGTGTGGTTAAAAGCTCCACTTCCTCTTCCGTCAAAAGTTCTCTCTGATCCTCTTTATTCTTGATGTTATGAATGTGAATGGACTGGTTTGCTAAGAGCGTAATGAGCCAGACAATCTCATCCAAGGCCAATTCAAAGTTCTCAGTTTTCATCAGCTTATCACCCAGATTTTCAAGGCCTCCATAACGCTTGGCAATTTCCTTTGTGGCCTTTGTGGTGAGGATCATCTTAAACTCAGTGCCACTCACATTGATGATGGCGCTTCTATCTTCTGCCGCTTCCGTTAGTTTTATATTTTCATCTGCCATTTATCTTCCCTCCATTACGATACAATTACTGTTGCCACTTCTGTTGTTACCGGTTCTGCTCCACTTAATCCCAGTACGCAATAATAGTAATAGGTATCTGCCACCAGGTCTGTTGGGATATCAAAGCTGGCAGAGGTTTCACCATTGATGACCGTGCCTCCAGTAGAACTGTCGATGGTATTCTCATACCACTGATAGGTCACAGGGTTAGATGTGTTGGAGCTGGCCACCACTGAAAGACTGCCATTGATACTTCCAGCTGTCACTTCCGTTAAACTGTCAGGCTGAGTCGTAATGGTAATCGCAGGTATAACAGGTGTAAAGTCCGGTTCATAGACAGCACTAAACCACTGGGTGATTATTGAAGCGGCCACACCGCTATCTCCTTCCGTCACTTCAGCCTTCCACGGATGTTTTTGTTCTCCATCCAGCTTGTTTCTTCTAAAGACAGTCCCTTCTATGGTGGGACTGCTAAAGGTAATGGAATCTCCCTTCGTGGCGAGGCTTGTTGCCGGAACGCTGAAGATAACCCTATAGAGCCAAAAGTAGCGGTACTTACCATTGGACTTCTTGGCACGAAACCCGATGGCTACAGGAGAACCCCCATCCTCACTTCTAGAAACCACAACGTTATTGCTATCGATTTTGCACCCAGTTAAATCCTGGGCCACTATAGAACCAATATCATCAATCCCCAAACTGAGCGCACCATTCTTAAACTCTTTCACGACTTCTGATGCACCGTCGTCTGCATATAAAATTGCTTCAATCAGCTCTACACTTAGTTCCGCTGTCATGGCTTTCGCCAGCACTTTAGGTGTGCCATAGGTCTCAATGCCATGCTCATCTTCTGTGATTTTTGCATAAAATAAGCTATCCAATCCAATTGTTGCCATGTCCTTATCCTCCTTCGTTTTCGCTGAATCCCTCCAGCTGCATGTTTATTTCATATTCTTTTGCCACATCAATGGCGAAGTGGTGAAAACCGGTATCTTGTTCATATCCTAGATACCTTCGATCCGTTATGGTAAATGCCTCACTTAAGAGACGATGAACAATCGTGTTTTTTCTCTCCAGGTAGTTCCCCTTGGAAAATAGAGAAAGGCGAACTTCCTGTAACTCTGCACAAGGCAGATCATCAGCAAAATGGTCGAAGAGATCACTGGTAGGGGTAAGCACCATATATTCATCCGGTGCCTTTTCACTAAAGACACCCGTTTCAATGGGAATACCCAATGGCTTAAGCGCCTCACTTATCTCTTTCAAAATGCTGCCCGTCATTTCATTCGCCTCCTTCTTTTATAATTTACTAATCTCCTCTTCCAGCTTCCTTTTCATCGCATCGATACACGCATTTCGACTGGACGATTTGGCGGGCTTTAAAAACGGTTTAGGGGGTTGCCCCGATTTCCCATATTCCAAGATATTGGCGATCTTGGCATTGGACTCCCCATCACTTCTTGGTTCATCAAACCCCACTTTGACATTGTAGTTGCCCTGACGATCCACCCCGGCTGGCGATACACCTAATGCACGGACCAGTTCCCCGGTCGACCTTGAAGGGAGCTTAGTGTTTGAGCCAAGGGAAGCCTGCAAGTTTGATTTCACTTTGGCTTTCACCACTTCACCACCGGCTTCCAATACCTTCGGAATGATGGTATCGGTCTTATCTGCCAATGAAGATACCTTTAAAAGAAAATCTTCCGGCATTTTGTAACTTGAACTCGCCATATTCTCACCCCCCTACCCCTTAGTCGCCTGTATCTTCTCGGCAGCGATTTCAAGATACATATGGCGCACGAGTGCTACACTTAGAATCTTAAAATCTGTTCCCTCGCATCGAATCAACATACCCGGCTCAACCTGAAGAGAGGGGATGACGCGCAGTTGGAAAATAGCACTGGCATTACTGTATGCCGCCATATTGGCCCACTTCCTCGACCCGTGTCTTTCTTCTTTATAGGCACGAACAGTAGTTAAAATGCGTTCCCCTTTAGATGTAAACCCCTCACTGTCTTTTAACGGTTCCGTTTCAATAATCGCAATTAGTGTGTTCATCTTTCCAAAGCTCATCAGCCTCACCCTCTTTCAAATCCCTCTGATCGTATTCCTGCCTTCGGTCTTTCTTTCTTCCCTTTCGATAGCAGCGCTTCTGCCGCTTTCGTCTTTTCTTAACCCAGAGCCTTTTCATCAGACCTGCCACTCCTTTCCCATTCGAAGAAGGAGGTGTACAGTTTTCCAAACCTGGTCTGAAGCCCGGACATCATTATTGAAAAATCCCCCAGTGGAGCCATCTCGACTCTCATAGAAATGGGTGGCAAGCATGAGGATGCCTTGTTCTGTGGTTGGAGACATTGGGTTTTCCACATAAAAATCAGTACCCACTTGCTGATACCCTTCCGCATAATTTGTTGCGGCAGCCAGATAGGTTTCAAGGAGCGCATCATCGTCTGAATGGCTGAGGATAAGATTTGCTTTCACCTTATCTAGTAGCGCCATGATTTATCACTCGCTTTCCATTAGGCCTGCCGTTTTCAGTTTGAGAAGCAGGGCGTTGAAGTCCGTCACAAGCTCTACAATCTCTGTGGCTGTGCTATCAGCTTGAAACACTACTGGCTTAAACTCCGTTCCATCAAAGGTGACTTTCCCTTCTGCAGTTACGGCAAGCTCCCCACTGATAATTGTCTTATCGCCACCCTGCTCAGTATAGTTTTTCGTGCTATATCCCATGGTTTTTCCCTCCTTAAAATTTAAGGAAGGCAGTCATTGGACCACCTTCCCTATGATAGTAATTAAGCCTTCTGCTGAAGTACCTTGATTGCTTCTGGAAGAATCAGCTTAGCATCCAGTCTCTGGGATGCCAGGAATCCGACCTGACCATTGGCTGCATAGAGTTCGTTCAAGCGCTTGAAGGTTCTTCCCTGACGGTCAGCAATCCAGTAGTACTTGAAGTCCCCGAAGAGAATGGTCTTTGCACCGGCCTCAGCCGTTGGCATAAACTGCGTAGAAATCACAGGACGATTGAGAATCGTATCCGGAGTCCCCGCCTGAACAGACGGCTGCCACAAGTACTGACCCTGTCCATCTTTCAGTTTACGAATCGCTTTTACCGTTGCGTCATTTACAAGGAAGGTAGCATTCTTTCTATAGGCGGACTTCAGGCTGTGGTAAAGGTCCAGAACTTCATCCATGGTGATGGCCGTTGCACTTGCGGCGGTTACACCAAGACTTGCCCCTCCAGTGGCGTTTAAAAGCCCTGTAGGCTTGCTGATGCCATTACCGGTAATAAACCCTTCTTCTTCAGCAGCACCGATACGTCTGGCAAACTCTGCGGCGATGTAGGCCTCAAGGTCAAAGTAGCTGTCATTAAGAAGCTCGTCTGAAACCTTCAGCATGGTGCCTAGCTTGTAGGCAGACAAAGTCACCTGGGTGAAGGCATCATCACTTTCATTGAATGCCCCTTCTTCATCCATCCAAGCTGCGGATCCGTGGCTTGCCACCACAGGAATCTTTCTGTCACCATGGCTGGTGTTGATGACATTACACAGATTTCTGAGAACGTTGGCTTCCTGAAGTGCCTGAACAAGCTGGTTCTCATATTCATCCGGGACTAGGAAACCACCTTCGGAATCTTCACCAATCTGAAGAGCGTTTTGAACAGAAGGATGCACCTTGTTTCTCATGGCACCCCAGAATGCACTTTTATAGGCATTGGATGCCCTACCTGTTTTTTCTTCGGTCATCATGTCAGGTCTTGAAGCTAAAGGTCTTGTGCTGGCAGCTGAAAGCTCTCGATCCATGGCTTCCTGACGCTCAAGGCGCTCGATCTCCTTACCAAGACTGACTACTTCATCTTCCATCTTTTCATAGACGGCATTGTCTTCCGGCTTGATCAGACCGTTCTCCTGGCGATGCTCGTCCAGG